ATTTTAAAATGCTTCGTAACAAAAAAAGTATGGCTAAAGGCGGAGCAGTCAAACAAATGGCCAAAGGTGGAGCAGTTAAACCTATGGCTAAAGGTGGAGCAGTTAAACCTATGGCTAAAGGTGGATCAGTTAAAATGCGTGGTGGTGGCATGGCAAAAGGTTATAACATTGGCGGTAAAATTAAAACCAAAGGTGCACCTGTTAGAATGGCCAGAGCTACCAATAAGAGAAAAATAGATGGTATAGCTCAAAGAGGGAGAACTAGAGCAGGATGAGTAGCCCTTTACCCCCTTCGCTAAACCCTCAACAAGTATCCCCTGTGCCACCTTCTATTGCACAACAAACACAGGCGTATATGCAACGGATGCAACCCCCTCCTATGCAACCTTCTCCCATGTTTGGAGGTAACTCTGGTAGTCAAGGAGGAGTTGATCTAACAAGTATAACTTCAGGTGTTAAAAGTTTATTACAAAATATAGACCAACAAACAAACCCTATATTTGGTTTAAGACATGGTTTGGAAAATTATTTAAGAAATTATGGCACAGACATGAGAGGTGGTAATGTTTCTCCTGGCATAATGGGGTTACAAACACAGGGGCCAATGCAAATGCAACCTATGGCTATGGGTGGTAGATTAGGTGGATTAGGTTTAAGTGGTTTATTACAAGGGCAACAGATCGCACAACCAAGAGGATAAAAATATGATGCCAAGTCGTGGAATGGGGGCTATGCAAAAAGCCAAAGTAGAGGGACTTAAAAGAGGTGGTTCTGTCAAAACTAAAAAGAAGAAATCTGCTAAAAAATCTGGTTCTAAACCTTCAAACCCATCTTTGTATGCTCGTGTAAAAGCTGAAGCCAAACGTAAGTTTGATGTGTACCCTAGTGCTTACGCAAATGCTTGGTTGGTAAAGACTTATAAGAAAAGAGGTGGAGGTTATGCGTAATGTCTCTTAAAGAGTGGTTTGGTAAAGGCTCTAAAGGAGATTGGGTAGATATTGGTGCGCCCAAAAAGAAAGGTAAGTATCAGGCTTGCGGTAGAAAATCTACAAAAGATAGTAAACGTGCCTACCCTAAATGTGTACCAAGAGCCAAAGCTAAATCCATGACTGCAGCACAAAGAAAGTCTGCGGTTCAAAGAAAGAGGGCTGCAGGTAATCCAGGAGGTAAACCTACTAATGTTAAAACAATCGTCAAATCCAAGAATACCAAGAAAAAAAGGGCAACCCGCAAGGTCTAAGAAACATTCATTAACAGTGTGAAAGCAAAAACATAAATGGCTACTACAGATACAACTGCTTTTAATTTAAACTTAAACGATATAGCTGAAGAAGCGTTTAGTCGTTGTGGCACAGAAATGCGAACAGGATATGATTTGCGTTCTGCAAGACGCTCTTTAAATTTACTAACTATTGATTGGGCTAATCGAGGTATAAATTTATGGACTATAGAAGAGGGGGTTATCCCCTTAGTTCAAGGTACTATTGCTTATGATTTACCTGCAGATACGGTTGATCTTTTAGAACATCAAGTGCGCACAGGTTCAGGATCTAATCAACAAGATTTAACTATAAGTAGAATTAGTGTATCTACTTATGCAACTATACCAAATAAAAACAATACTGGTAGGCCTGTTCAAGTGTTTATAGACAGACAGTCAGGGGCTACTAACTCTTCTGGGGTAGTGCAAAATCCACAAATTAAAGTTTGGCCTGCACCAGATCAAAGTAATACATATACATTTGTATATTTTAGGATGCGCAGAATACAAGACACTGGAGATGGTGTTAACACTTCAGACATACCTTTTCGTATGTTGCCGTGTTTAGTTGCAGGTTTAGCTTATTATCTTTCTTTAAAAGTACCAGAAGCTGCTGATCGTGTGGTTATGTTAAAACAAGAGTATGAAGAACAGTGGCTAATAGCTTCTAGTGAAGATAGAGAAAAAGCTCCATTACGTTTAGCGCCTAGAGAGTTTTTGTACTAATATGACTGCTGCATTTGCTCGTGGAAAAAAAGCTATTGCAGAATGTGATAGATGTGGGTTTAGGTATAAATTAAAGCAATTAAAAGAACTTACAATTAAAACAAAAAGTGTTAATATCTTTGTGTGTCCTACATGCTTTGAGAAGGATCATCCTCAGTTACAGATTGGAATGTATCCTATAAATGATCCGCAGGCACTACGAAACCCACGACCAGATTTAACACGTTTTTCTGAATCAGATTCAAGAAGTTATCAATATGGGTTTAATCCTGTAGGTTTAAAAAACCCCTTTAATTTAGATTTAATAGATAACTTAAAAATAAGCACAAATATAGGTGACGTAACAATAGAAATAACTTAGGAGGCTTTATGAAAGAAGCTGTAAAATTTAAACAACCAACAGAAGTGCCAGTGCCTAAAACAGGAGGGTATCCTGATAAAGTAGCTAACACTCAAACAGTTAAGATTAGAGGATCAGGAGCTGCTATTAAGGGCAACAAGTCTTCAACTAGGCTTGCGTAATGAATTATGCAGAACTTCTCGAAACTGTGAAAGGTTATTGTGAAAATGACTTTCCCGATACTTCTTTTACAGATAGTTCTGGTGTAATTGTTTCTCTAACTAGCACTGAACAGGTTAATAGATTTATAAAACAATCAGAACAAAAGATATATAATTCTGTGCAGATATTAGCATTAAAGAAAAATGTAATTGGTGCACTTGCATTAGACAACAAATACCTTGCGGTTCCAACTGATTGGTTAGCTGATTTTTCTATAGCTGTAATAGACCCCACTACAGGGGCATATAACTATCTTTTAAGTAAAGATGTTAATTATATAAGAGAAGCGTTTCCAAATCCTACTAGCACAGGCACACCTACTCATTATGCTTTGTTTAATCAAACATCTTACATAGTAGGTCCAACACCAGATAAAAATTATGAAGCTGAGTTACATTATTTTTACTACCCAGAAACTATTGTAACTGCTGGAAGTTCATGGCTTGGGGATAATTATGATTCTGCTCTTTTATATGGTTGTCTGATAGAAGCACATATATTTATGAAAGGTGAAGCGGATACTTACCAATATTATACTCAAAGGTATAACGAGTCTATACTGGGTCTTAAACAACTAAGTGAAGGTAAGAATCGTCAAGATGCTTATAGAACAGAACAAGCGAGGTATCAAGTCAAATGATAGGAAATACATCAGCGTTATTAGGTGGCAGTGTGGAGGTGCATACAACTTCTAATAGAGGTTTTACTCCAGAAGAAATTTCAGAACGAGCATTAAAAAAAATTATATCCGTTGGTAGTGACTCACACCCAGCCGTTAGAGTTCAAGCTGAAGCGTTTAAGAAAAGTATAAAGGCTGTGTTGATTCAATATATGCACGAGGCTATTAGAAGTCATAATGTTACTTTAGCAAATAGGTTTACAGAGATGGGACACCCCGAATTAATAAAATTATTAGATGAATAGGAGTTAAAAATGGCAATTACACAAGCAATGTGTACTTCTTTTAAAACAGAGTTATTGTTAGGGGTGCATAGATTTGCTCCAACTGGGGAGAGTGCAGCAAGTACATTTAAACTTGCTTTATACTCTTCTGGAGCGTCACTTAGTGCTGGCACTACAGGCTTTGTAGCTGGTGGAGAATGTGTTGGCACAAATTATGTCTCAGCAGGATCAGCGTTAACAATAGTAGGTGTATCCGCAGGAACTACTTCAGGTTTTGTAGACATTGCAGACTTAACCTTTAGTAACGTATCAATTGCAGCAGACGGAGCGTTAATATATAACACAGCACCACATGCGGGCAATAATGCAGGTGCTACTATAACTAATGCTGCCGTGTGTGTATTGGATTTTGGAGCTACAAAAACGGCTTCTGCTGGAGATTTTACAGTTGTTTTCCCTGCGTTTACAAGCGCAGCAGCAATTATTAGGATAGCTTAATGCCTTCAAGTGTTACTTTCTCTGGCTGGGGTTCTGGAACTTGGGCTAGAGGAGGTTGGAATGCACCTCTAATAGAGGTGTCTGTAGACGGAGTAAGTGCTACAGCAAGTTTAGGCACAGCAGTTGCAAATTTTGGTGTAGGGGTAACTGTTACTGGAGTTTCATCTACTGCAAGTGTAGGCTCTGTATCTTTAGATACTCAGACTAATGTAAGTGTTACACAAGTTAGTGCTTCAGGCGGCATCAGTGATACGGATACAACAGGAGAAGTAACACAAGAAGTTTCAGGTGTTTCTGGAACTGGGCAAATAGGAAAAACTATGATTTGGGGTTTGGTAGATACTGAACAAGACCCTAACTGGACTATAATTAAAGAAGCAGCATAGGAGAACAAAATGGCTTCATCATCGTCACCAGATTTAAAAATTCAACTTATGGGAACTGGAGATAACTCCGGGTCATGGGGGTCTGTAACTAATACTAATTTAACTGCTTTAGAAGAAGCTATTGCAAGAACAACTGATGTTACTTTTGCTGATGACGCTCCAACTGCAGCAGTTACGCTAACTAATACAAATGATATACAAGCTGGAAGAAATTATCGTTTAAATCTAATTGGTACAGGAACAGCAGGCCATGTCTTATTGTTACCAACTGTTGAAAAAAGTTATCTTATAAATAACACTCTAAGTGTGGATGTTTCGGTACGAAATGGAACAGCCGCAGGTACAAATTTATTTAACACGCAAACAGTACCTGCTGGGGGAGCAGCAATAGTGTATACCGATGGTTCGGCTGTAACTTCTGCTGTTAGTAGCGCAAGTGCTATGGACATAGCAACTACATTAGATGTAGGCGGTGCTGCTTCTGTTGGAGGTACATTAAGAGCAGCGGCCATATCAGGCGCTAGCATTAGTTCATTAGGTGCAGCTTCTGTAGGAACTACGTTAGGTGTAACAGGTAATATATCATCTTCAGGTACGTTAAGTATTATAGGTGCTATTTCTGCTGGATCAACTTTAGGGTTGACAGGTAATGCTTCTGCTAAAGGGACTTTAAGTATTATAGGTGCTATTTCTGCTGGATCTACTTTAGGTGTAGAAGGTAATGTTTCTGCTAAAGGAACTTTAAGTGTTATAGGTGCTATTTCAGCAGGCGCCACAATAGGCGTCACTACTAATGCTTCGGTAACAGGTTCTTTGTCTGTAGGGGATGGATTTACATTTGCATCTGCTGCTGGTACAGGTAGATTAGATGTAGTAGGACTTGCTTCAGTTGGTGGTACTTTATTGGGAACTGGTGGGGTATCTGATGCTGATGGTAGTTTAAGGCAAGTTCCACAAGCAAGAGCTATAACCACACAAATAGGTTCTGCCGCTGCTACTGATGTAGGCAATTATGTTTTGCTTAAAGGCACAGCTTCTTCAACACAAGTATTAGTTTTACCAGTAGATACATTTGTTTCGGGAGACATATTGTCAGTGGTTAATAGTTCTTTTGGTGGTAAAACTGCTGCTGCCGTTACAACTTTTTCTGCGGGTCAAATGAACTCTTGTTTTGTAGCAGGAGCAGAAACATCAACTGCACTAGTAACTTTATCTTTTCATGGAGTAGCAAGCGTGTTGTTTGTCTCTCCTAATGGGTGTTTTATTACAGGGAATGTGGAGTAAAAAATGACAGGCATACATCAATTATTTGCGACTAACTTTGCAGGTGGCGGAGGTGCCATAGAGGTAGAGTATCTTTGTATTGCTGGAGGTGGTGCTGGAGGCTCTCATGGAGGAGCAGGTGGTGGTGCTGGAGGGTATAGAAACTCTGTTTCTGGAGAAACCACAGGTGGTGGAGGCACTAATGAAACTGCTTTAGTTTTAGGTGCAGGTATAACTTATACCATAACTGTAGGGGCTGGCGGTGCAGCAGTGGTAAATAATACAGGAAATGACGGGGCTAACTCTTCAATCGCAGGTTCTGATATAACCACAATTACTTCTACTGGAGGTGGTGGAGGCGGTGGTGGAGGCGGAGGAACATTTCCCGGTCGCACAGGTGGTTCTGGAGGTGGATCGTCCATATCTGGAGCTTTTACATTAGCAGGTGGTTCACGAACAAGCAGCCCAGTACAGGGGTTTGATGGAGGTGCTGGATCAAATGGAGAGCTTGGCAGTGGTGGGGTGACATTGCAAGACGTAGTAGCTCGTGGACCTAACGCTGGTAGGTATAGACAAGGTGGTGGCGGTGGTGCAAGTGAAGCAGGGTTTGCTGGATCATTAAAAGATTCACAAAGTGGTATGAAGGGAGGAGATGGTTTAGCTTCTTCTATTACTGGTTCTTCAGTAACAAGGGCTGGTGGTGGTGCAGGGCAATCACAAGATAGGGCTGTAGGTATTCCCGGTACGGGAGGTGGGGGTAGTGGTGCTGGTGGATTCGCTCCAGCTACTATGACAAATGGATCTGCGTCTGGCACGACAATTAGCGGAACAGCTAATACAGGTGGTGGAGGTGGTTCAGTTCATGGAATAAGTAGTTCTGGTACAGGTGGGTCAGGTGTAGTTATACTAAGCTCAACAGTTGAGGCTAGTGCCACTACAGGTTCTCCTACAGCTAGTACCTCTGGAGGTAAATTTATTTATGTATTTAATGGAGATGGAACTATAACTTTCTAATATGAGAGTTCATAATCTATTCCCTACACCTGTTGTTATTTTTAAATTAGATAAGGGGCTGTCAAAAGAAGAATTAAATTTTTTGTTAAATCTAAAAACTAAAGAAAATACAGGTAATACAACAAGTGTTAATGATAAAGTTTTAAAACACAGAGAAATGTTTGAGTTAAAAAATTACATAGAAAAATGTCTGCATGAATATTTTGTTTCTGTTCATGCACCGAATAAACCTGTAAAACCTTATATTACTCAAAGTTGGGTTAACTATACTACTAAAGATCAGTTTCATCATAAACACGCTCACCCCAACTCTTTTATATCTGGTGTTTTTTATATAAAGTCTGATGTAAAAAAGGATAAAATTCATTTTTTTAAAGATGGTTATGCTCAAATAAAACTTACAACAGATAACTACAATTTGTATAATTCAGATAGTTGGTGGCTAGAAGTTGAAGAAAACAGTTTAATTTTATTTCCGTCTTCTTTAACTCATGCAGTTGAAAAAATTAAAACTGATCTTAGGGTTAGTTTAAGTTTTAATACTTTTTTAAAAGGTAATTTTGGGGATAGCGAAGATATGACTGGTTTGAAATTGGAGAATTAAAGTGGCACATTTTGCTAAATTAGATGAGAATAACAATGTAATTGGTGTTCATATAGTAAACAATAATGTTATTACTGTAGATGGTTCTGAATCTGAACAAGCAGGTATAGATTTTTTAACTAATTTACACGGACATAGCGTTTGGAAAAAAACTAGCTATAACACTTTTGGAGGAACTCATAAATTAGGGGGGACGCCATTTAGAAAAAACTATGCAGGCATTGGGTTTACGTACGACTCTTTAAAAGATGCGTTTATACCACCAAGACCTTATGCGAGTTGGACATTAAATGAAAGCACTTGTTTATGGGATTGTCCTATAACATACCCTGATGACGGCAAGTTTTATACTTGGAACGAAACAGCATATCAAGCTGATAATTCTGTTGGGTGGGATGAGGTTACTTAATTGTGGACCCACTTACTATACTAGCAGCGGCAAATACTGCTTTTACAGTAGTAAAGAAGGTTGCTAAAGCAGCAGATGAAGCTGATGCAGTATATCAATCCTTGTCTAAATGGGCAGGACACATTAGCGATTTGCAAGAATGGATGTCACAGGAGGAAGCCAAACCTTCTATCTTTAAAAAGATTGTATATAGTAAGTCAGAGACAGCAGCAGCCTTTGATACATTAGTAGCTAAAAGAAAAATAGAAGAGCAAGAACGTGAAATAAAAAGTATGTTTT